GCCGGGTAGTTGTCGATCAGCGCCGCCAGCGCGTCCTGGCTGTAGGGCGTATCGACACCCTCCCAGCCGACGACGATCTCACCCAGCGCCTCGGCATCGGTCTTGCCGTCGAGCCGCTCGAAAAATTCCTTGATCGCCGATTTCGCCAGGTGCTTGAACTCGACGGTGATGCGCGCCGTGGCGCTTTCGCCGGGCACGGAAAGCGCCACGGCGGCAGTGAAAGTGGTTTTGGGAGTGATTTTGAACATGGCCTGATTCCTTGATGGCGACCTGATAAGGATCGGGGCGGGCGGCGCGTCAGGCCGGCGCGCGGAAGAAAGGAGTAACTCCTGCCCGCCCCGAAAACGTTAGCTGGCGTACCGGGTCGATTCGGCCACCATAGTCAGCGAGATGTTCGAGGTGAGCACCTCGTTTTTCTTGATGTTCGGCTCCTTCATCAAGCCCCAGTAGGCGTTGTTGGCGATCTTGGAACCGTTGGGCGGTTGGATCAGAATGGCGGTGGGGACGATCGCATCGGAGGCAGCCATCACCGTCGCATACCAGGCCAGCGTCGGGTCGTCGTAGAATTCGAGCGTCAAGGTGCGCGCCGATTTGATGGTCGGCATCTTCACTTCGACATCGTTGTCGAGGTCGGTCGCATCCGCGAACTGCTGGTCGCCGCCACCCGGATTGACGTCTTTGATCTGCGATAGCTGATCCCAGGCAGTGATACGGCGAATGCTGCCGATGCCGGTACCGGTCGGGAACTTGGCGGTCGAAAGGGTATTGAACCCTTCCAGAGTGACATCATTGGTCGCCACCGCCTTGACACGGATGATCTTGCCATTGAGCAGGCCCCAACCGGAGGTCAGCTCCAGCCAGTCGCCGACGATGACACCGTGCCCGGCAGCCAGCGTGGCGACGGCTTCTGCGGCATTGCTGACTGCGGTCATGGAGACCGAAGAACCGTAGGTCTTGGCGATCGAGAATTTGATACGGGTGGCCAGGGTCTTGGACATGGCTTACTCCTTGGGTTGGGTTTTGGCGGTTTTCGGGGCGGTGACCACCTCGGCATGGCCGGCAGCGATCAGCTGCTGGGCGTCGAGGTCGGACACGTCGATTTCGGCACCGGCCGGCAGCGGCTCGGAGCGCAGGGTGATCGATTCAATCAGGCGGATGCGCATCGGATGTCTCCTTCGTTACGCGATTAATAAAACTTCGAATTCGTCCATCCACCACACCTGGCCCTGGACGAACTTGACCAGGCTGCCGCGCAGCCAGGCAGGCGGCACCTGGGCGCCGGACAGCATGAGAGTGGCCAGGGCCGACTCGCCAGCCGTGCGCGCCGCATGCAGCTCGTCCTGCGCAGCGCCGCCGCGCGGATCGCGACGGTTGGCGACAACGTAGAGCACGCCGAAGCGCACCTGACGACCAAATCCGCCGTCTTCATCCTCGCTCTCTTCGTCGCGCCGCTCGTCGAGCGGCACCACGAAGCAGGCTGGATCAAGCACCGCGCTGTCCTCGACGGCGGCGAGATCGGCCGCGCCGCCGGTCTGGCGAAAGGCGGCGTGCGCCTTGAGGTGGTCGACGACAGGCTGCAGGTTCACGGTCAGTAATCCGCGATCAAGGTGGCGTTAAAAACGCGATCCGGCGAACGGCAGGTAACGGGGTTATTAGCACTCGCCACTTCAGGCGGCGCCGCACCGTCGAGCACCATTTCACCGCTGGCCAGCGCCTTGAGGCGACGCACCGCGTCGTCGTAGCGTTTCTTGACCGCATCGGTGGCCCGGTCGTCGTACAGGTAATAGCGCGCCAGATCGCAGGCGATCAGACCCAGCACCGCCGGCACGCTGGCCAGCGGCAGCTGGTAACGCTGCCCCAGCCAGCCGTCGATCTCCGCTTCGGCATCGGCGATGGCGCGAGCGACCACCGTCGCGTCGGCGGTCGTGCCGTTGACGCGGTCGGAGAGCTGCGCAATCTCGATAACGCCGTAGCGGGTTTCGAGATCAGCCTGGGTGGCGTAGGACATGGCTTACTCTGGCGCCTTTTCTTCGACCTGGGCAACCTCGGCGAGGCCGGCAGCGATCAGGCCTTCGACATCGTCGGGCAACGCTAGAAAGGTTTCTCCTGGCAGCGCTGCCTGGCCGTCGTGGCTGATCGACTCGCGAGCAACCAGAATGACCTTTTCCACTTCCGGCGTGGCGACCTTCTTCGGGGGGGCCATTACGCCACCGCCGCAGAGATGAGGTAGCCGGCCAGGTCGGCGGCGATCACCGGCTGCACGGCGTCGGAGACGTCGTACAACCAGGATCGGGTGTCGCCGTCCCAACGCGCAGGGGAAACCATCGGGTAGCCGCCCAGCTGGTAGGTATAGCCGTACGACGGCCGCCCCATTTCGGCCTGGCTGCCGAGTTCGGTGTAGGCGACGACTACGTACTTGCCCCAAACGTCGGAGAAGGTGCCGGCGTCGTTGGCCTGAACGGCATCGCCAACCAGCACGCGCTGCACGCCGAAGAGGCTGGCGAGCAGCTCGACGGTGGCGACATCGCGGCCGGTGTATTTGATGCGGTCGATGATCTTGGGGTGCATCTTGAGTTTGGCCAGCACGGCGGCTCCCATGACTACTACGTTCGGCCGCTTGCCGACCTTGGCGCGGATCGCTTCCTTGGCGGTCTCGATGTCGGCGATCGGGTCGGAGGTGCCCGAGAAGTCGCTCCACTGGCTGGTGCCGGAGAGCGTCGTCTTGTTGCTCGCCTGGTAGTTGCCGGCGGTGGTAGCCAGCGCGGCCTGGGCGATTTCCAAGCGCAGGGCCAGCGCATCCTGCACAGTGCGCACCGAGGCCGAGCCCAGGGCGATGCCGGGGACAGCGTTGGCTTCTTCCATCAGCTCGATCGGCACGGCGGCGGCCAGCGAGTGATCGACCAGTGCGTAGTTTCCGCTGGAATAGCCGACGTTAATGCGCTTGATCGGCCCACCCGGCGCACGCGCCGTGTCGTAGGCCATGAACGATTCCTTACCGAAGGAAAGAATCTTGCCGGCGCGTTGACCGACGGGCACCTGCGGGAACAGCGCGTTACCGATCAGCTCGGCGTTCTGGTAGCCCTGGGCGACGGTCGAAAGAATCGGATCAACGACGCGAGCTTGACCGGGGGTCATTTGAGTTACACCCAGCGCGCCAAAGACCAGCGCGCTACCTGGATCAACCCACCCGGCATGGAAGGCGATGAGCGCCGCTACTGCAAGAAGGCACATCAGCGCGGCGCGGGAATGCAAAAATTTCGTCATGTCAGGCCTCCTTAGGCGACGTTGGGGATAAGCAAAACTTCGATCTTGTCGCCGGCGGCGCCTGCGGCCTGCAGTGCGAGAGCGATCTTGGCGCCGGAGGTCACCCAGGTGATGGCACGTCCGGACGAATCGGCCTTGACCGTGGCGCCGGCCGAGATGGCGGCACCGGCTTCGACAACCGCGGTGCCGAGCACATCGACAGCGACGCGCTCACCCGAGGCGCCGCCGGTTCGGGCGACCCCCAGCGTGTTGGCATCGGCGCCAGCCTGGGCACCGGCTGGGGTGACGAAACGGTTGGCGGTGACCGTGCCGGAAAGCAAAGCGGTCAGCGCGAGAACGGGGATGGATTGCTGGCTCATGCGTTTCTCCTGGTGGTCAGCGGGAAACGGCCTGGATGGCCGTCAGGTAATCGGTCTTGTGCTGCGCCTGGTAAGCCAGCGCACGCTTGTGCGTGGCCAGGCTTTCGCCATCGACGCCGTAGCCGGCCGGTGCGGCGAACTCGACACTGGCGTCGCCCTCGGCAGCCGCACGCTGGTTGGTCGCCTGCTCGGCGAACTCGACCAGCTTCGGCATGCCTTCCAGGAAGGCCTTGAAGGCATCGATCAGCGGGGCCTTGTCGTCGCCCTCGCCGAATTCGACGGGGGTTTCCAGCGTGGCCAGGTGGTCGAGGGTGGCGACGGCGACGGCGCTTTGCGCCGGCAGCATCTGCCCGGCGGCGACCAGCTTTTCCGCGAACGCGGTATGGTCGGCGTGAATGGCGGCCTGCCGGTTGTCGGCAAGCTCCTTCTTGAGCTGGGCGTTCTCGGCCTCCAGCTGGGCCGCTTTTTCGGGTGTCACGGTGGACGTCTCCTTGGTGGTGGATTCGGAAAAGCCGGGGGAAGCGATGGCGCCGACCTCGGCCTGCGCCTCGCGCAATTCGTCCTGGGCGCCCTGTTCGAGG